CCTCGAGGTTTTGCTGATCTATATTATGATAGAACTCCTAGTCCTTTAACTATAGGGGGAGGCCAAATTTCTACTATATTTGGCCCAGGCGGGTTAATTAACGCAGGGTCGCAAATTATTGAAGATGCTTCAACAATATACGGAGTTAACAACGTCCAAGGTGCTTTTTCTAGAACAGACGGGTTACAGGCTGCTATCAAAGCTATTAATTTTTATAAGAGTCTAGCATCTCTTCGTCCAGAAAATTTAGTCGCAGAAGCAACAAATATATTACTAACACCCACAGGGCAAGATAATGTTACCAGTGGATTACCTGGTATATCCTTTGGAACAAACAAGAGGGCAGAATGAATAGTGTCTTAACTAATTTACCGACTACACAATCTACTGATAGTGCTGATAGAAGTAGAGTCTATTTAAATAATTTTGGACAGCGAGGTGAAGAATATCTCGGCAGTGACGTAGATGCTACTATAGGATTTTTAACTAATAAAGGTTTTGGCCTCGAAGCAGCAACAGTTACAGCCATGGTTCTTTTACAACAGGCTAAGAAAGACGGATTTCCTGTTTTTCAATTATTAGAAACTTTGGATTCTTTGAAACAGTTAGAACTTACAGGATTAGTGGCTGAGATATTAAATCAAAATCGTAGCCAAACATCGAGATTGGGTTTTAGGACAGTGATTACTGCTAATCAACTCAAACTTAGAAACATTAGAGCGTAATGGTTAAATTTGCTCAAGGTAAATTTGAAATGAAAAATCCCGACAAATATATCGGGAAGAAAACACCGCTGGCACGTAGTTCATGGGAATTTGTTTTCATGCGTATGCTAGACGAGCACCCGGGAGTGGAAAATTGGGCATCAGAAAGTATCCAGATTCCTTATAGAGACCCGCTAACAGGCAAATATACAATATATGTGCCTGATTTTTTTATTGTTTACAATGACAAAGGCGGAAAAAAACACGCCGAACTAGTAGAAGTAAAACCTAGTAATCATACTTTTTTAGAAAAAGTAGGAAAGAGCAGATACAATCAAGAACAATACGTAAAAAATCTTGCCAAATGGGAAGCTGCTACTGCTTGGTGTAAGCAACAAGGAATTCGTTTTAGAGTAGTTAACGAAGACGATATTTTCCACAAAGGTTCAAAACGCAGATAAGTATAGTATGACGAAAAAACTCGAAGAACTTTTTAACTTAGAAGATACTAGAGCTGTTGAGGCTAAAGTTCCTGTGATTGAAGAATCTAAAGAAGAAGTTCGTGATCTAGAAAGAAGTTATCGCGAAGTAGATGCTATAGCAGGACGTTTGCCAGATATAGCAGATTTAGAAAACCTAGGCGAAAACGAATTAGACGCATTGGCTAAAAAAGCTGAAGATGCCTACGACGATCTTATGGATTTAGGCATGAACGTAGAAGTACGCTACAGCGGACGTATTTTTGAAGTAGCAGGTACTATGCTGAGAAATGCTATAGATGCTAAATCAGCAAAGATTGATAAGAAATTAAAAGCTATAGATGCTAAGTTAAAAAAACTTAAAATTGACAAAGATGCTGGAGATGATGATTCTAATAACATGCTCAGCGGACAGGCGTTTGTAATAACTGATCGCAACGAGTTGTTGAAAAAACTCCAGGGAAAGGAATAAATACTGATATGAAAACATTCAAAGAATATCTATCTGAAAGCAAAAAAACCTACGGTTTCCGTATCAAGGTTGCTGGCCCGTTGCCCGAAAGCTTTGAAGAAAAAGCCAAGGCAAAGATGGGCAAGTATGGTTGCGGAAAATTTGAAAAAGTAGCTACTACACCTATACAAAAAACAGCTCTAGAATTTCTAGATCTATCTAATATAGAAGTCACAGTGTTTGAATGTGAGTGTTCATATCCAGTAACACCACAACAAGTACAGATCGATGTACACGAATCAACCGGTATTTCTAATACACATCTTCGTGTAAGAAATGTCAACGATCCGTTCGAACAAGCAGAGCCAGCTGAGGGCCCTAGCGGTAAAGCCTTGTTAAACGACAGCGAATTAAAAGATTCTGAAAAAATCAAACATAAAGAAAATTTTGGTAATGAATTCACAGCAGCTTTCTTGAAAGACATTGCTAAAGTCAGTAAAGAAAGAACTAAAGAAAACAATCAGGGCGAATATAAAATGCCCAAAGCACCTAAACAAGATAAAGCAGGCACTAAAAGTGCCCTAGGGAGTTAATATGGATTTTAAAGCTATACTAGAAAAGATGGCTGAGCTAAATGCTAGCGAGGTATCAGAGGAGTGTGGCATGCCTATGTCAACTCCATCGCCAACACCACCAACTGCTCCACCGTCGATGAGTATTAATCTTAATGCTCAAGGCATGGACAATATTGAATCATTAATGCAGTTGATTACCAAAGTGAACCCTACCATGGGATCACCTATGGGAGGCAATGTCAGCGATCCGACCCTGCCTATGGTTAAAACAGAACCATCAATGGCATCGTTGAGAGATAAACTATTACCAAAACCACCTGCGTTGGCCGATAATGATATTGACCCAATGGATAATATGAGTGGGGAAGAAGAATCATTTGCTAACACACCAGATGGTGGAGCAGATCCAGAGATTAAACCTATGAGTGCTGCTATTCCAAACGGAGACGATCTAAATCGCAAGAAACGTCAGTTCCCTGCTACACAGCCCGGCGACAATCCTATGGCTGTAGAAGATATCAAAGCACAACTAGTTGCTTTGTTAGCAGAAATCAAATCTAAATAAACAATCATAAAAACCAAATAGGCTCTTCGGAGCCTATTTTTTTCATTAAATAGTTGTATGGCAAAATCACTCGACGGTAATCTGATCAAGAAAGCACATGCTCAGATCAAGTATACTTTAGAAGAAGTAAAGCATCTAGAAGCATGTATGGATCCTATAACAGGGCCATTGTATTTCTGTAGAAATTTTTTAAAGATCCAACATCCTGTTCGTGGAAGCATTCCGTTTGAGCCGTATGAATATCAAGAAAGATTGATACAAGCCTATCACGAAAACAAGCAATGTATAGCTATGTTACCCCGTCAGATGGGTAAGACTACCTGTGCTACTGGTTATCTATTATGGTACACAATGTTTGTACCTGAAGCACAGGTTTTGATCGCTGCTCACAAGTATGAGGGTGCTCAGGACATTATGAATCGTTATCGATATGGCTATGAAAATTTACCTGATTTTATCCGTGCTGGCGTTTACAGTTATAACAGGAATACTATTGAATACGATAATGGTGCTCGTATCCAAGCAACCACAACTACTGAAAACACAGGTCGTGGTAAGTCGCTATCCTTGATTTACTGTGACGAGTTTGCGTTTGTACAACCACCAGAGAAAGCCAAAGAGTTTTGGACTGCGTTATCACCAACATTGTCAACAGGTGGTAAGTGTATTATTACATCAACTCCAAACTCAGACGAAGATCAGTTTGCTTTGATATGGACCGAGGCTAACAAGAAGTTTGACGAATTTGGAAACGAAGCTAAATTAGGAGCTAACGGTTTTTACAGTTATTTTGCTCATTGGGCAGAACACCCGGATCGCGATGAAGAGTGGGCAAAAATAGAACGTGCTAAAATTGGCGACGAGCGTTTCCGCAGAGAGTTTGATTGTGAATTCTTGATTTTTGATGAAACCCTAATCAACGCAGTAAAATTAGCAGAACTCAAAGGTGTCGATCCTGTAATGACTATGGGGCAAACACGTTGGTATAAAGAAATTAATCCACAGGCTACGTATCTAGTAGCACTTGATCCTAGTCTAGGCACCGGCGGCGACTACGGTGCTATACAAGTTTACGAAATGCCTTCGATGGAACAAGTAGCAGAGTGGCATCACAATCTAACACCTATCCAATCGCAGGTAAAGCATATGAGAGAGATATTAAAATATATTGCTGAACGTGCTATGGAGTTAGGTGGTCAGCCACAAATATATTATTCTGTTGAAAATAACACATTGGGCGAAGCAGCGTTGATAACGATTAACGATATAGGCGAAGAAAACTTTCCGGGACTATTCTTAAGCGAACCTATACGAAAAGGTCATGTACGTAAATTCCGAAAAGGATTTAATACTACACATAGGTCTAAAGTAACGGCTTGCAGCCAACTTAAAAATATGCTAGAAACCTATAAGATGAAGATAAACAGCAAACCGCTGATTTCTGAGTTAAAAACATTTGTAGCACACGGAGTAGGATTTGGTGCTAAAACAGGCGAACATGACGACCTAGTATCGTCTACTCTGCTAATTATACGGATGGCTGGTATTTTAGCCGATTGGGATCCGCATATCTATGAAAAAATGACGGAAAGGTTATCTGAAGATCAGATGCCTATGCCCATTTATGTAAGTTCTATATATTAAGATAAATATAAACATGGAAGATAATATCAAAAGCGTAAGCACTGACCTTTTTTATAAGATTAGAAGCCGTTTTTCTGGCCTAAAATTAGGTTCCGAATTAGGCGAAATTACCATCAACCCAGAAGATGCGGTATTCTTTGACTTTGATTACATGGAGGGAGAAAACCCTGTAGGGCATGTAAGTATCAGTTTAGCCGAGCCTGGGAATATGAAAGTCTACTATAGTACGGGCATTACTGAAAATATGGATGCTGTACAAAAAGATGGTTGGTACGATTTTCTAAGAGGTCTTAGAGAGTTTGCCAAACGTCGATTAATGAGTTTTGACACACGCGATATTACCAAAGATAATTTAGATCAAAGAGACTTTAGTTTCTTAAGTCAATATGCAAATAATACACCTGTCGGAGAGGGAGTTATGAAAGAAGGAATGTACGGTACTGCTAAAACCAGCTACCAAAAATTAGAAAACACACGTTTGATCATCAAGCATGATCAACAAGTAGATGAAACCAGCCCCGGTGCTAGAACTAGACACATCAATGCTATGTTCATCGAAAACGGCCAAGGTGAGCGATTTAAATATCCGTTCATCCATTTGGCAGGTGCTCGTGCTATGCAGAGACACGTACAAGAAGGCGGATTGCCTTACGATGATATCGGTAAACACATTATCGGTATCAGCGAAAAAATAGCACACCTAAAGAATTTTGGAAATTATGTAGTACGTAATGATCTTATGAACTCCGAAACTAATGAGATTGTTGGTCGTGCTCATGAAACACTAGACGGTCTTAGAGAAACAATTAAGAAACTAGCTAAAAGAACACATTACGAGCAATTCAAGGCACAGTTCCAGGCAGAACAAGTAACAGAGGTTCCAGAAGAGTTCATCGAAGATCTAACAAATAAGTTTACAGTAAAGAATTTCAAAGAAGATATCAAGGCCGCATTCCCTATCATTTATAGCCTAATGCAGACCAAAGAAGATATACACTATGACGACATAGTCGCGATGACACAATCAACTAACGAAGAAGTAGAACTCGACCTCGACAGCGTAGAAGAATTTAATGATCCATTTTCAAAATTTGAAGATTGGGCCATGAACCTAGGCGAAGATAATGCTATTACTAGTCAAGACGAAGAAGAAAAGGCAGCGGCTGTTGAGAAACTACAGTCATTGGTGGGTGAACATTTCCCAGCAGGTGTAGATGGACAGAATGCTATCAGCAGCCTTAAAGGCATAATCGATGATCCGGAATTAGCACGTGAAATCAAGGATGCTGCCCAAGAAGACGCAGACACTTGTGTGCGTCCGTTGGTGTATCAGTGGTTAGAAAACAATGCTCCTGACGTTGTAGATGAATTAGATTTTGGCGATATGGATATGCCAGCACAGGAATACGATGATGAAGGCGGCGAAACTGATGATAGTTATGCCCTAGCATCAGCAGGCCATGGATCTGACGAAGACTATGGAGATTTTGGCAATGAATACGAAGCTGCCAATCCTAATGACCCAGAATACGACAAAGCAGACGATTACGATTTACCACCAAGTATGAGAGGCAAAGGCACTGACAAATATCGTTTACCTGATCCAGCAAAGCATGACGACAGACATGCTCGAGATTTCCGTAAGAGATCTGGTCAAGAAGAATCTTTGAACATACAAGAACTAGCTGAATTTATGTACAGTTGTTATGACAGCATGTCTGAAACTTTTCCAAAAGGTCCAGAGGCTGTGATAATAATGGCAGGCAAAAAATATGGTCCAAAGGCAGAACAAGTAGCTCGACAGTTTGTAGAGCGTATGGCACCTAATCAAAACACACAAGTACCTCAAGTTAATGAACTAGCAAGAATTAAAGAATTATCTGGACTATAATTATACTTTAGATTGAGATTGGGCACTTCGGTGCCCTTTCTTTTGATCAGTTTTACCATTTGCTATCAGTCTTACCATTTCGCGTTTACCGTTATATATTTTAAAGCGTTATATATACAGTTGCTGAATATCTCAGCGACATAAAAAATGGAGATTTTCATATGAAATCATTAGTAACTTTATTTTCGTCACTTTTTGCAGTTTCTGCTTTTGCTCAAACACCAACTGCTCCTGCTAAGCCTGCTTCAGCAGACGCTAAGCCAGCGGCCGCAGCTCCTGCCAAGAAGGAAGAAGCAAAACCAGCAGCTCCTGCTAAAGCAAAGGAAGAGGCTAAGAAAGACGCAGCCAAGAAGTGATTGGTTTTAAGAAAGGGTTCTTGTTAGAACCTTTTCTTTTGGCAAAAAAATATAGTAAACATCTTGCTTTTACTAAATAAATCACGCATAATACATATATGCGTAAGGCATACATTTTAAGGCATATTAAAGGAGGCAATTTAAAATGGCAACATTAGCAGAAATCCGTGCGAAACTTCAAGAAGCACAAGCAGGCCAAGGCGGCAAAACAAGCGGCGGCGACAACGCAATCTATCCACACTGGAACATGGCAGAAGGTAAAGAAGCTACTATTCGTTTCTTACCCGACGGCGACTCTAATAACACTTTTTTCTGGATCGAGCGAGCAATGATTAAATTGCCGTTTGCCGGTATTAAAGGTGACACAGGCAGTAAAGCTGTACAAGTACAAGTACCTTGTATGGAAATGTGGAATGAAACATGTCCGATCCTTTCAGAAGTACGTGGCTGGTTCAAAGACAAGAGTCTTGAAGACATGGGTCGTAAGTATTGGAAAAAGCGTTCATACATTTTCCAAGGCTTCGTTGTTAAGAATCCTATCGCAGAAGATACAACTCCAGAAAATCCAATCCGTAGATTTATTATCGGACCTCAAATCTATCAGATCATTAAGAGTGCTTTGATGGATCCTGAGCTTAACGAACTACCAACTGATTTCAGCCATGGTGTTGATTTCCGTATTGCTAAAACTAGCAAAGGTGGTTATGCTGACTACAGCACATCTAAGTGGAGCCGTACTGAACGTGCTCTTAGCGATGAAGAGCGTGTGGCAGTTGAAGCACAAGGTCTTTTCAACTTAAAAGACTTCCTACCTAAGAAACCCACAGAAGTAGAACTCAAAATCATCAAAGAAATGTTTGAAGCATCAGTTGATGGAGAGGCCTATGATATGGATCGTTGGGGTCAATACTTCAAACCAGCAGGTATGAGTCAAGCCACTGGTGATCCTGTAGCACGTCGCACAGACGATGTAGCAGCAGGCGAAGATGACGAGCCGGCAGCAGCCGCTCCGACTCCTAGAGCAGAGGCAGCACCGGCAGCAGCCGCAGGTGCTAATAACAGTAGAGCACAAGACATCCTAGCGATGATCCGTTCACGCCAAAGCTAATAAAACAATTGGGGGGGCAATGCCCCTCCATTCCATTTCTGTGAGGACTAAAAAGTAATGACAAAAGCATTTGATATTTCAAAGTTTAGAAAAAGCCTCACCAAGAGTATTGAAGGTCTTGGTATAGGTTTTAACGACCCAACTGATTGGGTTAGTACTGGCAATTTTGCCTTAAATTATTTGATCAGCGGAGACTTCCACAAAGGTGTTCCGTTAGGTAAGGTTACTGTATTTGCTGGCGAAAGCGGAGCAGGTAAGTCATATATCTGTTCAGGTAATATGATTAAACACGCCCAAGAACAGGGCATCTATGTAGTTTTAGTAGATTCAGAGAACGCATTAGACCAATCTTGGTTAACGGCTTTGGGTGTAGATACATCAGAAGAAAAACTACTTAAACTCAACATGGCTATGATTGACGATGTTGCTAAAACTATTGTCGAATTCATGAAAGAGTATAAGGCTATGCCAGAAGAAAATCGCCCTAAGGTTTTATTCGTATTAGATAGTCTTGGTATGTTGCTAACTCCTACTGATGTAAATCAGTTTGAAGCAGGCGACCTTAAAGGTGACATGGGCCGTAAGCCTAAAGCACTAACAGCACTTGTTCGTAACTGTGTGAATATGTTTGGTAGCTGGAACGTGGGATTAGTTGCTACTAATCACACATACGCAAGCCAAGATATGTTTGATCCAGACGACAAGATCAGCGGTGGTCAGGGCTTTATCTACGCATCAAGTATTGTTGTTGCTATGAAAAAACTCAAACTCAAAGAGGATGAGGATGGCAACAAAATTTCAGAAGTCAAAGGTATTCGTGCTGCCTGTAAGATTATGAAAACACGTTACGCTAAACCGTTCGAATCAGTACAAGTTAAGATTCCTTACGAAACAGGTATGAATCCATATAGTGGACTAGTCGACTTGTTTGAAGGAAAGTCTTTGTTGAAAAAAGACGGCAATAGGTTAAGTTATGTAACAACAGATGGCGAGATTCTTAAATTCTATCGTAAAGAATGGGAAAGAAATGAAGGCGGGTGTTTAGACAAGATTATGGACGAAGTTTCTAAAGGTGCCGTAAAATTAGAATCTGAGATAACTACTAATGTTGAACCCCAACCGGAGACTGTAGAATGAAAGAAGATATGATTGCCGACCTTTGGCACGTGATGAGCGAACACATCCCAGAGAAACAGAAAAAGGATGTAGCATTTGATTTTGTAAATGTCCTTCTGGACTACGGCATCAAGGAATCAGTACTGAGCAGTATGTTAGGTATTGATCCCCATCTAGATGAAGCCATTGAATATTCTTTAGATTCTGAAGATGAAGCAGAGTACGAGGAATATGAAAGTAACGAGGACGATGAGTGAGTTGGTACGACAAAGTTAGTAAAGATATTTCTTATATTCCTGACGCAGCTCAGTACTACGAAAATGAGCTACAGGCTGCAAAACTTGAATGTAAAATTTTTGGTAACATTGAAAAGGTATCAGCTAATATGCCAGGTATAGTTGAGAATCGCTTTAATCAACTTCAAGAGATTGAAGCGATTCTTGAATACCTTAATATTGAATTAAGAAGGCTTAAAAGTCAGCACTTCCGTAAGTATCTTGAAAACTATCAGCGTAGTCTAAGTTCTAGAGATTGCGAAAAGTTTGTAGATGGCGAAGCTGATGTTGTAGACTTTGAAAAAATTATCAACGAGTTTGCTCTATTACGCAACAAATGGCTAGGTATTATTAAGTCGTTGGATCAGAAACAATGGCAATTAACTAATATAGTTAAATTACGTGTAGCAGGCATGGAAGACGCTACACTTTAATAAGTTACTTCACCCCATTTCTTTTTCTTAAAACCAGAGTAATGGTCGGCATAACGACCAAATGTTTTCTTTACAGGATTCCATTCGTAAGAATCTAATCTGTAAAAATCTATTCCTTTGTCATAGAATAATCTATTTAAAATTCCCTGCCCTTGAAATTCGTATTCTTTTTCTAAATACTCAGGTAGGAATTTTCTAGTCTTATCTAATACTTCTTTAGTTAGATACATAAATCCTGCGTTAAAATATCTTTCTCTGGGTATTCCTAAATTAGCGGCTAGCTCAGGAACTGATTTACCAGGATCCATAACTGCTGAAAATTTATTTCCGCATAGCTGGAATAAATCAGGAGCATTGTCTTTAATAATATAATCCGAATCAAAATAAATTACAGAATCGTAGCCTACAAAATCATAGGCTTTTAATTTTTGGTAATCAAGGTGTTTGCCAGCAGCAGGTTTAAAATCATTAGCATTGGTTAATTTATAATACTCAGCTCCGCAGCGTTCGGCATACCTTCTAGCATTTCTTTCGCTGATATCATACATATCTGACATAAAAGTATATGCTGTGACTTTGTTAGTTTGAATGTGATTAGGAACGTTAATTTGAAATATAATTTTCTTCATAAGTTTAAACTTTAAAACTATACTTATCACTAGATAAATACTCAGTTAATTTTAAAGGATTTTTGAATGAAATCATTAGTGACGGGCGGAGCAGGGTTTATTGGTTCTCATATTGTAGATAAGTTAATAAATTTAGGACATGATGTTGTTGTAATAGATAACGAAACATCGCAAGTACATGACAACTTCTATTATAATGATAAAGCAACTTATCATAAACTTGATATTGTAGATTACGAAAACACTAGAAAGTTATATGATGGTGTTGATTATGTATTTCACTGTGCGGCCGAATCAAGGATTCAACCTACTATTTTAAATCCCCTAGGTGCTATTAAAACAAATACACTAGGAACAGGCACTGTGCTACAATGTGCTAGAGAAGCAGGTGTTAATAAAGTAATGTATAGTTCTACATCATCGGGCTACGGTTTAAAAAATGAACCTCCATTGCGAGAAGACATGCCAGACGACTGCCTTAATCCATATTCAGTATCTAAGGTTTCTGGTGAAAAGCTCTGTACTATGTACACTCGATTATTCGGACTTAAAACAGTAATTTTTAGATACTTCAATGTCTACGGCGAAAGAGAACCTCTAAGAG